TAAATATGTAAAAATTATCGGTAGATAATTCTACAATATCTTTAATTTCTTTTTGTATACTCTCTTTCTTTATATTATTATCTGTATTCTTTGCAATATCATTTTCTTTAATATAATATTCAATATAATAAAAAACTATAATTATAATTAATATTGTTATTAGTACTGATGAGTTATTTTTATTAAGTATATAATATATAATTGCCAATAAAATAATAATATAATAATATCTATTCAATAACTCATTAATTATCATATTTAAATATCTATATTATTTTAATTCTATATATGAATAAAAATATCTATATATTTACATAGAAACTCCATCTATAAAATATATGATAAATGATAATATAACCATCATGATTCCTACATAAATTTTTCTATTATCTTTTGTAAAAATATTAATTAAAATAAATATATAATTATTAGTATTAATATAATTTTTTTTATTGTATACTTCAATTATATCATTAATAATATCTATTAATGACTGTAGTGTATTTTTATACAGTTCTTTAATTGTTAAATTATAGATTGGTTTAATATTAAAGTCTTTTGGGACAGTATTTGGTAATGTTTCTAATAAACTATTTAATTTTAACTCAATCTGTTTCTCTATATATTTATCGATATTATTCAAATCTGTGTTTTCTTTAGTATCTTTAATATCTTTAGTATCTTTAATATCTTTAGTATCTTTAATATCCTTAATATCTTTAATATCCTTAATATCCTTAATATCGGCGATATTTTTTATAGCGCTATTCATTTATAATATTATATACTTATTCGTATATAATATATTTATTATTAAATAATGTCCATCATATCTATATTTGCTATTAAATTACGCCTACAACAATATCTATTAAGACCTAAATTATTTAATATATGTCCAGTATGTATCTTTTCAAAATTTTTATATGCAACATCAACATCATTAGTATCATCAATCTTGCTCTTTTCTTTTTCGTAATAATCTGAAATATCCGCCATTACTTTTCCACATGTAAAACATCTAATTGGTATAATCATATTATTTATATTAATTCTATAATATATAATATATAATCATTTTTTATATATTTACTACGCCGTAAATTATTAGATAATAATAATATTATATAATATTAAGAATAATTAAAATGTCATTTGGTCCTATATACGCAAAAATTCGTGAGATGGAAGAAAGATTAAATAATATGGAAAAATTACCTATTTCACAATCAGTAATGTCAACAATGGTATCTTCTGATATAGATAGTGCAGGATTTAATAATTTATTAAATGAATGTTCAATAAATTCATCTTCAATTGCACAATTATATAGCAACCTTGGAAATTATGCCACTAAAGATGAATTAGTGCATCTCGCCACTAAGGGCGAACTAGCAACTCTAGCAACAAAGGATGAACTTGTACCCCTTGCTACCAAGGATGAATTAGTCTCCCTCTCTACTGCTAGTCCTTCTACAAATAATGATGTATCCTCTCATGTAACAGATTATTTAACTGCTATTTCCTCTTGCGCTACTAAGGATGAACTTGCAACGCTTGCAACCGCAACCAAAGATGAACTTGTACCCCTTGCAACCAAAGATGAACTTGTACCCCTTGCAACAAAGGATGAACTTGTACCCCTTGCAACTAAGGATGAACTTGTACCCCTTGCAACTAAGGATGAACTTGTACCCCTTGCAACTAAGGATGAACTAGCAACTCTAGCAACTAAGGATGAACTTGTACCCCTTGCAACTAAGGATGAACTTGTACCCCTTGCAACCAAAGATGAACTTGTACCCCTTGCAACAAAGGATGAACTAGCAACTCTAGCAACAAAGGATGAACTAGCAACTCTAGCAACAAAGGATGAACTTGTACCCCTTGCAACTAAGGATGAACTAGCAACTCTAGCAACAAAGGATGAACTAGCAACTCTAGCAACAAAGGATGAACTAGCAACTCTAGCAACAAAGGATGAACTAGCAACTCTAGCAACAAAGGATGAACTAGCAACTCTAGCAACTAAGGATGAACTAGCAACTCTAGCAACTAAGGATGAACTTGTAGACCTTTTATCAAAATTTGATAATATAATTAATGTAATAGAAGAATTAAATGCAAGAATAGATGGTATTAATGCAAAAATAACTGCATAAATATTTGGAGATATAGAAGAATTAAAGTATTAAACTACGAATATTTAGATTTAGTTTTCTTACATTCTTCGAGTAAATATTGATCATATTTATATATGTTTATAGTATTACTTAAAATTTCATTATTTTTAAGAATCGAATATCCTTTGCATTTTTTTAAATTATTTAAACTTAAGCTAAAATATTCCTTCGCTTTAATATAATCTTTGCAATTATAATATATTACACCCATCATATTTTGAATATCAACTGATTGAATATTTAATGAATCCTTATATATTTTTTCAGCATTTTTAATATCATCATCATTTAGAATTTCTTTTTCCGATAATTTCCTTAGTAGAACATAACTATTATTTAAATATAAATAATTATTATAATTTACAGATGTTGGATATAAACCTAATTTAGAACCTTCAATAAATGTAATTTTATTATATGATAACGCTTTATAATTATTGTCCTTAATTAATTTAGATAATGTAAATTTTAAACTTAATTTAAAAATATTAGTATTATTATATAATTTATCACATAAATCTCTATTTCTAATAATATAGCAGGATTTAGATATTATTATATTAGATAATTCATTAATTCCTATATATGTCGCAGGATTATTTGAAATATTTAAACATGTAAATAGAATATCCCAATTATTTTCATCATTAATATTACTATCTATTTTTTTTAAAACATCAATCAATTCTTTGATATTATTTATATAATCATTCAATATAATAATATCATCTTCCATTATTAAATGTAGATCATTTACATCTGAACTTTGAAAATTATCTAATATATATTTATATATATATCTATGTTTTTCAAAGTTTGAAATTTGATTAACATTTAATGGAGTTATTAAATCATTATATATAGTATCTTCTTTAAATTTTTCATAATTTACGCGACTATTAAAAGAACTAATGTGATTGTTAACATATTCTTTGCTTGGTTCGGAAATAATATTTATTTTAACTTCCATTTTTTTTTCTTCGCATATATTTTTAATTAAATTAATAGAAGAGTTAATTGTTCCATGTCTATTCTCTAATTCCTCGCTATATATAACATATATATTCAATCTAATCATAATTATATATATTTATAATGTAATTTTTATATATTATCTATCATGCTAAATTATTAAAATAATATATATATAAGATAATATCCATTATTATTTATATCAGATATTATTATGATTAGCGAGGACATTATATTCGAATATGAACATAGTAATAGAATCGTTATAATAGGTGATATTCATGGTGATATAAGACGATTTAAAGATATATTAATAGATGCTAAAATAATTAATAAAAATATAGAATGGATTGCAGAACCTAAAAATACAATAGTTGTTCAAATGGGTGACCAAGTAGATAGCGTAAACAGAGATCCATCTCTTGAAGAATGGGAAGTACTGCAAGATATAGAAATGATTTATTTTACTGATTTACTTAATAAAATTGCATTATCTAAAGGTGGTCGTGTAATATCTTTAATAGGTAATCATGAATTAATGAATATAATAGGGAATTTTTCATATGTATCTCAAAACAGTTTAAATAATAATTATAAGCGACATGAATTATTTAAACCCGGTGGGACATTATCTGCAATATTATCACAACGACCTCTTGTAGTAAAAATAGGCAAATTATTATTCTGTCACGCAGGTTTAACACTAGAACATTTAAAAATACTAACAAAAAATAAAAAAGACATATCATATATAAATACAATTTGGAAGAATTTTATTAAAAATAATGCAATTTTAATTGAAGATAAAGAAATTTTTGAAAATATAATTCTTAATATGGATGGTATGCTATGGACAAGGGATTTAAATAATGCAGAAGATTTAATAACATTAAAAGAACAACTTGGGTGTATTTACATGTTCGTGGGTCATACTGTTGTAGAAAGAGTTAAATTAATAAATGATTTTATATGGTATACAGATACTGGGATATCTAGGTCATTTGGTAATACATCATATCAATATATAGATATCTTTAATAATCAATTAAATATAAAAGATGTAGTCGCCACTTAATAAATGATGATCATCAATATTTTGAAGGATAATTAAAAAATGATTTATGGTTATGTAAGAAAAAACATTACAATATAAAATGACATATTATATATTTTGCGCATCTAATGAATCTATTCCAGGTATTCTTTGTATTTCTTATTTTCATCCATTTAATGGATCATTAAAAATGGCGTTGGATTTTCTTAATAGTAAAAGTCATAGTTATCATATATTGATGCACTTTTCTAAAAATAAAAGGATACCCTATCAAAATTATAGACAACTGCCTACTCCATATAATTTTGTATTTATAAAAAAATGGGGAAAATGGAGAGGAGAGCTAACATTTGATTCAGATGTATTGGAAACTATTATCAGAGAATTCAAACTGTCAAAATTAAATATAGTTGATAATGATAAAAATAATTTAGTTGGTTTCGGAGGTAATTTTTATAAAAATTCTATTGAGGAAGTTAAAGTACTATTTGACCATATTGAAGGCGATTATGTTGATTATTTAATTGAAGATGCTTTAATTAAAAAAGAAACAGAAGATAGGATTATTAATGATCATTTCAAAACTCTTGAGAAAAAGAAAGGTGAACTTGAAAGATTAGATGCGATATTAAATGAAAAGAAAGCATAAATTACGGAACTCAATAAAATAATCAAATATATAAAAAAATGATTTATAGTAATATCTAACTTATAAACTAATATGGACACCTATTCTTTTGACTTATTAGTTGATAATAAAATGAAGGAGATTATTAAGATGTATGAAGATAAGGTATTATCTAAGACTAAAAACAAAAAAGTGACTACAGATCCTTCTGTGTTAGACTTTAATAGTAAGAAATTGATTAATCAAATAAATGCAGCTTTTGACAAAAAACTTAAAGGTTCAAAAGCATATAAAAAAAAATGTGAAGAAGAGTTATATAATATCACACCACATTAATAAGAAAGTATATAAATATAATATACATTATATAATATATATGTCTTTAGTAGATATTAATCATGACATAGACATATGTCTTTTAAAATATATTATAGGTGCTGAAGATTTTGATATTGAAGAGGTATCCAAATTGATATATGATTGGTTTATAGATAATAATAAATATTATACTTATGATATAATTAAGAGACGATTATTAACTATTAAAAAATACAGAGACGAATTAAATATTTTAATTAAATTACCGCTTATGAAGCAAAGGTCTAATGAATGGTTTGAAGCGAGAAAGTCACGTTTAACTGCAAGCGATCTTTACGATGCAATTAAAGGTGGAAATACTAGTATTAAACTAGCAAAGAAAAAAGCAAATATAGTAGTTGATAATATTAATTATAATGCGATCCCTGCGTTAAAATGGGGAACCATGTTTGAACCGATGGCGACAAGATGCTATTCGCAAAAAATGAATAATATTAATATTCATGATTTTGGGTTAATTTGTGATGTCGATAATAAACATTTTGGTGCTTCTCCTGATGGTATTAATGAATTGGGAATAATGCTTGAAATTAAATGTCCTTATTCGCGAAAAATTATTGATGGAGCAATACCTGATAAATATAGGATGCAAATTCAGGGACAGTTAGCAGTTTGTAAACTAAATGAATGTGATTATATTGAATGTATCTTTAAATCATTAGAAAATGAAAATGATTATTTAGAACTTGGTAATATTACAATTAATCATGGTATTATAGCGGAGTTTTATAATTCAAAAGGAGAGTATGTATATTATTATAGCAGTTCTAATAAAACACCAAAGGAATGTATTGATGAAATTATAAATAATTGCGATTATCATGATATCAACGATGATGAGAAAAGAGCATTAAAGTTAAGCAAATATACTTTTTGGAGATTAGATGAGATGATAATTCAGCGCGTAACATTTAATTCAGATGAATGGGAAATTATTATTCCTAAAATCAATAATTTTTGGGAAAAAGTTGAAGAATATAAAATGCTTCCAATTGAAATAGGAATTAAAAAATATATGTTTGTAAATGACGATGATGATGAACCTAAAAACAAATAATATATGGTAGTATTTTTACAAAAAAGTTACTATATTAGTAATAAATTATATATTTATTTTATTGAAATTCTAAATTATTTGATTAATCTTTAAATATATACATATTATATTATCATTTCTTTAAATATATACATATTATATTATCATTTATATAGAGTTATGCCAAAACAATTTAAAAATTTTCGTAAAAATATTGGAAGTATTTTTAAATTTTTAACAAACCAAAACAATAGAAATCAAATTCATGATTTTGCAAATATTACAACAATACCGGAGATAGGTAATCGTACAACACCGACCGAACGGCAAAGAATACCAAGAACATCAACATCAACATCAACAGAAACATCAACATCAACATCAACATCAACGGAAACACCAAGAGCATCAAGAACACCATCAGGAATACGAAGAACACCAACCAGAACACCAACAGGAACTCCAAGAGCACTAACTAGAAAGTCAAGGTCACCTGTATTATCAAGACAAAGAATATTTGCCAACAAAGAAAAAGAAAAGAAACTTCTTCGTAATGCTAAACCAGAATATTTGACAGAAATGCATCATGATACGTTCGGTATAGTTTTAGAACAAATGTTCGGAAAACTTTCCCCAATTGTATTTAATAAAGAGTTTGTGGAACAATTAAAATCAAAAGAAGTTGCACTTTTAAAACCATTAATAAAAAAAATAAAAAAAGAGATATTACCAAGAATAGAAACGTATTTATTGCCAAAAATTAAAGTAATTGACCTGGCGGATATTACTTTAAATAAGTATATAATTGAAGTTTTAGATATGACTGTAACACATTCAAAAGTATCAACTATCATTTTACGAAATATTACTTTTGAAAATATTGATGACATTGATAATTTCTTGGTATATCTTGAAAAAAATATTCAAATTGATACATTAATATTAAGAAATATTGAATTAATAAAAGTAAGTGCTCGGATAGGCGAAAAGAAATATTTAAATAATTTTCTATATATTATTGGGAAGTTGAATAATATTAAATATTTAGAATTTAGTAATTTTGATATTCAAAATATGTTTGAAGTGGTAGATAATCAAAACCCCGACCATTTATTTGCAGGTCATTTTGTAAGATTGTTAATAAAGTTAGAAAAACTGGAATACTTAATATTCAATAATAATAATATCTATTTTGATGATTATTATGATATTTTTCGGGATAGTTATATAATCGATGAATATATGACTCCGCCTGAGAATGCAATAAAAAAATATAATAAGATGTTATATGCTGTTAAAAAATACTTTACTCCCGAAGGACGCAACCGTCTGCATATTGTATCTGTTAAAAATAATAACCCTATAGAACAAAATGATAAAAAACCAGTTATAAACTGTATTCAGAGAAGAGGTAATGATTTTTATACAATAGGAAACAAAGACCCCTTTGAAAATGTTTACGATGTTGTTAACATAGCAGAATACAAAAATATTTTTGTTATGAACCAAATGAAAACCAAAAAAAAAGAACTATTTGAAAAATATAATATTAGATTAACATTAACAAATAGTTCAAGTGGGAGTGGAAGCAGAAGTAGTAGCGGAAGCACTAATTAAAGTATACAAGCGACCATTCTTGCAGATATAGTTGAAAACCACAGAATCACACCAATTAGAAAAAGACACAAAAACTATTTAGAGGTCTTTAGTAAAAATTATATATATAATTCTAAAATTTTGATGCGATATTCTAGTTTATGTATTTAATATTTTTTAATGTAGTTATTATCTAAGATTTCCATCCTGTTATGCTGTTTGTCTATAGACATATATCTATTTATCATATTTAGAACCATTATGTCATTTATCATAAGAAACTCGAGAATATACTTAATCATATAGAACATAAATAGCGCACATACTACCATTTCGCTCATAATGTTGTTCATCGTAATTCGCTGTTGCTTTGCTTATTATATACTAATAATAAATATCAGTTTTTTATAATTTTATTGGTAAAAAAGAACAATTATATCTCATGTAAAATATATTTTCTAATAAAAATAATTATATAATATCATAAATTATATGATAATTCAACTTCAAATGTATGGGAAAAAGTCAAAGAATATAAAATTATTCAACATATCATAATTATAATGTCCTAGTGCCATAGTAATCCTCATAGTTATATGCATAAATATCTTCACCTGTTTCTTCAATATCATTTGATGTAGTTGATATTGTCTGGGGTAGTGGATCTTCTATGATATCTTCGTAATTATCTGAATATGGATTTACAAAATACATCATACTGAACGGTTGTGGTTTATTATTATTTGTATGATCAATACATCTTGCATTATACCTTGGATAATCTTTTTCACTATTGCCCATATTACCTGACTCTGAATTGTAATATGTATTTACAGAAGATGTGGCACTAGAAGATCCCATATTTAAGCAACCACAGTTAATAGTTGATGATTTATTACATTTTATAAAGCATAAATCGTTATGTGTATAATATTTTGTCATAGTAGTAGTTAAAAAAGCATTTAAAGTATCTTCGGCATTACCGCTTTTTTCTTCATTCTTTTTATTATATAATGGAAATATTATTAGTATTTGTGCATATAATGAAGATATAACAGTTGCAGGTAAATCTCCATCGTCCGCATCTGTTTTGAAAATTTGAACTCCATTATTATTAATTAATTCTGAATAATATGGATTTTTATTATTTAATATATCAACTCTTGCATCTAAATGTTTAGAAAAAGGTGTATTTGTTGCATCATTTAATTCAGAACTATATTTTAAATATGGTGCTTGAGATATACATATATATATAGGTCCTTTTATTTTACCACGAACTGAATTTTTATAGGTTTGAATTTTACTTAATAAATGACTATACAAACTATGTTCATTATATATATATATAGTCTCAAATATATTATATATATCTGCATTATTCATTTGAATTGACAAATCATGTGGAGATATTTTTAAGCATTTATGTGCTAATAAATCGTTATAATTCATTATATCACAATACGATGTATATGGATGTGTATTGCTCTGAATTGTATCTCTATTATATTCTAATTTACTATATCTATTATAGTTTTCAGTATTAAAAGGTGAATATATATTTTGCAATTCTGTATTAGTATTTAGAATACCTCTACATCCTATTTCTTGACCATATTTCCAAGTATAGTATTCATTTCCAAAGTGTTCTTTATTTCTAAAAATGCATATTAGAAATAATGTGCTCATTATTAAAAATAATAATGAAAGAATTATATTTAAACTTACCAAATTATTTTTCATATTACTCTATCTATATAATAATAATAATTATAAAAATAAAATAAGTATATGGAATAGAATTAGGAGTTGCATATAAATTAAGCAAGAATTAAACTATTTTTTGATATTATAAGTTCTTGCTTATCTTTTACTGCATTTATATCATTCATAATTTTATTGGAGGTATAATTAATAAGTTCGGTCATAGTTGTTGTCGTATTTTTTGTATAATTAGAACTATCAACACTTATATTAACTGCTCCATTTTCTATACGCACAGGTGCTGTAGTAGAAGTACCTCCTATATATATATTACTACTTCTACTATTTATTCCTATATATAAATTATTATCTTTGCTTAAAATATTAAAACATTTTGAACCGGTTGAATTACATATTTCTAGTTCATTCCCTTCATCAGAATTTATTTTTAATCCGGCAGTTGCAGTTGTCTTGGTTATTAAATCTAACTTTGAACCATTCGCATCTGTTGTTCTATATTCAAATATTTTATTATTTGCATCATTATATGCTGTATTTAAATTATTATTAAAACTAAAATATTTATTTAAATTATAACTAAATGTTCCTATATTATTTGCAAATATGTTGCTATTACCTGCCAATTTATAATTTATATCTGATATATTATTTGTAAATAAATTGCTATTACCTGCTAATTTATAATTTATATCTGATATATTATTTGTAAATAAGTTGCTATTACCTGCTAATTTATAATTTATATCTGATATATTATTTGTAAATATATTGCTACTATTATTAACTTTAACATCTAATTTATTAAAATTATCTTCATGCTCACTATGTACTACATTTATAATATTTGATGTTGAATAGAAGTTACTATTTATATCTTTAAAATTAGTATTTAAATCAGATGTTAAATTATTTTTATATATATAATTATCATATATAATATATCCAATTGCATATATAAAAGCAATCAATACCAAAATTAATACTGTATATATTAAATATTCAATAGCTTCCATAATATTAATTTATCTATTTTCTAATAATAATATTTATTTTAAATAATATATTTAATATTATGTATTATTTAAAATAAATATTATATTTTAATATCTATTTCTTTTATATTTGAAATATCTTCTGTTTTTTCTTTATTATCATCTATAAAATCACCACCATCTATTTTATTATCATTTTGATCTTCTTTATATTTATTGTTAATATCTTCATCATCTTCTGTATCATCTTCAATATCATCTATATTATTATTGTCATTATTATCTTCCTCATATATGTCATCCTCTTCATTATCTTCATCATCTTCATTATCTTCATTATCTTCATCCTCTTCATTATCTTCATCCTCTTCATCATCTTCATCCTCTTCATCCTCTTCATCTATATCTTCATTATCTTCATCATCTTCATCCTCTTCATCATCTTCATTATCTTCATCTATATCTTCATCATCTTCATTATCTTCATCATCTTCATTATCTTCATTATCTTCATCATCTTCCTCGTATAAGTCATCATTATCTTTATCATAACCTCCTTTAATTTTGTCATATTTTTTATGATATGTATCTGTCCAGGTTTTCTCATCTACTATTGTATTTTTAGTAGTGAAGTTATCTATTTGTGAATTAAAGAAATTATAATCAATATTATTATTATTATCGCTATCATCGCTTTCATCGCTATTATCACTATCAATAACCTCATTATCATCATTATATCCAACATTATTACTTTTAGTAAATTCTAATTGGTCAACCGGCATATCTATAAGTTCTGTATTTAATCTTGGTTGTATTCCCATAGTTTCTAATTCTTGAATAAATAATTTAAAAGCATATGGTGTTTGTATAACAGCAACATCATCATTATTGCAACTCTTACATATGTTAATATTTTCCTTAATATTATAAGAAACTAATGTCCCGCATCTTTTACATATACACCAGCAAAACTTATCAGATCTTTCCATCATACTCTCCTTAATAAAGTTTGATATACCATGACTTAAAACTGTATCACGTTCCATCTCTCCTATCCTTAATCCTCCGCCTTTTCTACGCCCTTCTGTAGGTTGCCTTGTTAATCCTACAACTTTTCCTACTCCTCTTGAGTTTATCTTTTCAGCAACCATGTGTTTTAATCTAAAATAAAAGGTAGGTCCAATAAAAATCTCAGTATCTATTTGAGTTCCATTAAAACCATTATATAATATCTCGTTACCATATTTATTAAAATTATTCTTTTTTAATCCTTTATATATTGTTTCTTTATCTATAGGTATAAATACACTAGCGTCCCCTAATACACCATCAATACAGCATAATTTTGCAAAAATACACTCAACTAAATGCCCTATTGTCATTCGCGATGGTATTGCGTGCGGATTTATTATAATATCAGGACGAATACCATCTTTTGTATATGGCATATTTTCCTCTGGTATTATCATGCCTAAAACACCTTTTTGACCATGGCGTGAACAGTGCTTATCACCAAATTCTGGTTTTTTTATCTTTAAAAAGCGAACTTTGCAAATAGTTGAATCATTTCCTGCTATTTTATCTGATTTGTAAACTTTGTCAACTTTACCAAATAATGAATTATCTGTAGATATTGATATATCTGTATGTATAGTTTCCTTCTTAACATCTGTAAATACACCATTTTTATATTCCTTAATAATCTCTCTAATATTTATCATACCAATAATTATAACTTCTTGTCCCTCTGGTACATAAGTTCCCTCTTTAATAAATCCATTTGCATCTAAATGTTCATAATTTTTATTTTTTATACCATTTATTTTTATACCTTTATCTCTCATAATAATTGGATTGGCAAATATAACTCTTTCATTTTGTGAAATAATTTTAGAAGTAGCAGTTATGGATTTATAATATGATAGTGAATTTAATCCTCTGTCTATTGTTGCTTTATTAATCATAATACTATCTTCTTGATTAAAACCAGAATATGTCATAATAGCAACTATTGTATTATACCCATTCGCCATATAATCACTTGAAGTATATTGGGCAATCCTTGTATTTATAATAGGTCTTTGAGGATAATGAAGAATATAACTCATAGTATCAAATCGTTTATTAAAGTTTGTAGCATATATTCCAATTGCTTGTTTAGATTGTGCTGCATGAAATACATTACGCGCTGATGAATTATGATTGCTCATCGGAATATTACCACTCACTACACTTAATATAGATGATGGATGTATTTCCATATGAGTATGATATGGTCCTATCTCGCTCTCGCTCATAGCTATTAAACAAGTATCTGATTCTTCACTATCAAGATATTCAATACATGCTGAAGTTTCTTCTAGTTTCTCTAATATTGAAGAATATTTTACTCTATAATAATTACCATATTTTTTTATATCAGGCATTTTTTCTCTATCACTATCATCGCTACTACTATCATAACTACTACTATTATCGCTACTACTATCATTACTACTACTATCATCATCACTACTACTATCATCTTCGCTACTACCTTTACCACCATAATTAAGTATATCAATACGATTTATTAATTTATTATCTTTAGAAGTATCTTCAAACCCTTCAGTATTATCATCTTTAGAAAATATTAAATTTAAAAGATTAGTATTATCAAAAAATGCTGATGATCCTCCAATTTTTCTTTTAGAATTTTTTAATGGATTAATATATTTATCTATATAATAATAATCATCATTCTTTTCCTTATTATCAAGATTATAGAAATCTCCATTTAACATATCAAACCAATTTTTAAAATCATTCTTCTTATTGTATACTTGTATTTCATTCTTTTTATTTTTATCATTATATTTTAATATTAATAGAGGTCTCGATGGTCTTCCTGCTTCAGTAAATATTCTCAATTCATTAACAGTAATATTAAAAGATATTGATATTAAAATATTTATTAATCCATTACGACGATATGCTTTCAATAATCTAGTAACAAATAAAGGATCCCCTGTTATTCCAAATAGTGTACCATTTACAAATACATTAGTAATATTTTTATTACTATAAATATTACTATTTTTTAATTGTATTACACCAATATCTTCTAAACATTTCTTAATATTGGTTACATTAATACCTGCAGTTATCTTTGCTAAAATTGCTAAATTTTTTAAATAACCTATTGATGCACCATCAGGAGTTTCATAAGGACACATTATTCCCCACTGTTGTGAATGTAATTTATGAGGTTCTGTTACTTTAATACTTCTATCTATCGGCATATTCACGCGTCGTATGTGAGATAAAGATCCTATATAACTAATTCGTGATAAATCCTGAACTTTACCTAACTCAGGATCGCTATTATTTATTAATCCCCATTGTCCTTTAAGTGATTTAGCAAATGTCTGTGTTATAATTAGGTGATCAACAATTTTATAAATATTATTACTATTAATAAAATATTGAAAGTCTTTTTTTCTATTTTTCCAGGGACCATATAAATACTCACTATCTATCTTATTTCTTATATTATCTCTTAATTTAATATATGCTTCCTGGAATAATTCTGCTAACATAGACCCACTAATATCAACTCTTTTATATATATAACTATCGCGATCACTTAAAGGCAGTAATCCCTTCGCAGTTTTAATAAATTGCAAAGTTAAATATCCTAGATACTTCTTCTTATTTTCAAATAATTTAATATTAGGAAAAAAATCTTTAGATAATACCATTTTAACATGCTTAGTTGTTCCATATTGAACCTTTGTTTTTAAGTGTTCAATTGCTTTTTGTTGAGTATGTATATAATAATCTTTTCCATTATAATTATAGTAAGAATCAGTAATACTTGGTCTTATTAAATTATCAAAATAATTTTTTTCAATATCATTATAACCTTCTCCAAATATCAATTGGCATATTTCTTTATCACTTTGAACGCCAATTGCGCGAAATAATATAAATAATTGTATTTTTTCTTTAAATGAAGGTATAGATACATAAATAGCGCCTTTAGAATTTGCATATTTATTACTCACATTTTCTTCTGATCGATTCCCTTCGACTATAATTGGATTTCTAACAAAATAGAATTGGACATTTGAAGGTAATAGATTACCTTTATCTGCAACACACCGAATAATCCCCTTATGACTAAAATCCTTATCATCTTTTAATGATGACACAAATAATTTATTTGTTACTATTTTTTCCTGAGCGATAATTACCTTTTCTTTACCATCAATTATAAAATAACCACCAGTATCATAAGGACACTCTCCCAATTTACTTAATATACTAGACCCTTGATTTTTTAATATACATATATCACTATGAAGCATTATAGGTATACTTCCAATCGCCACATTTTTAAATGTCATATTCTCTACATTTTGCGTATCACCATCTTTTGATGTAATACAAACAAGAACCTCTGCAAATAGATGCGTTTCATATGTTAAATTACGCATTCGCGCATCATATGGCGTTATTAGTTTTGGACATCCATCTTCATATATTATAGGTCTACTAACGTTCAACTCAGTTCCTTCTTTTCCACCTATAAAAATTTCAATTTTAAATACTTCATCTTTGTCATCATCATATTTAATCATCGTAATAGGATTGTATGATTTTACAATATATGGTATTTGGTTTTTAATAAATTCACGATAACTATCTAGATGATGTCCAGAAAATGGATAGCGGTGATTTTTGAAATATAAATCCAATATGTCCCATTCATTATTAATCATTATAATTATTTATTATTCTATTATTAAGAATATAATATATAAAAAAAATTAATATAAACCTCCTTATAAAAATTTAGTTTGTTCGATTATTAATTCCCAAATCATATATTATAATTTCTCCATTATTAGATAAAATAATGCTTGCAGGTGCTGTATACATAGATTTAATATTTAATTTTACATATCCGCGAAGATCATAATTATTATGCTGATCATATCCATATATATTTAGGGTCATATTCTCAAATTTTAAAACCTTTCTAGTAAAACATTTTAAATTTCCACTTTGATTAGGTATTAATGATTTAACATTTTTATTTTCATATAAATATAGGTATCCATTAGATTGAAATTTTATTTCATATACATCATTAAACGATTTAAATGATACTCTATCAACCTCTAAAGTATCTCCTTCATTAAGAACATAATCTTGCTTTAGTAATTTATTACCCCAAGGCATATAACAAAATAAGTTTTCATTAAAAAATCGTGTATCAATAAGAAACATAGAGAACACTATTTCTTGTATATTACTAGGTCCGGGAAATTTACTTTTTCTAAATGCCAACTCTTTCAAAATATTAATACTATAGTCGTCAGAATATTCTTCTGCCTTAGTACCAGAATTAAGTTTTTCTCTATAAAAATTTGCTAACAACGATTCCGCCTTATCTTTGTCAGTATTATCACATACCATTTGTGCAAGAGGGGAAGTATAATCACCATCCGCATCTTTTTTATCACATAGTCTTTCTTTTATTAGCGTATCACATAAATATTTATCAAACCCGTCTTTATCATCATTTTTAATATTTTTCTCACTACAATGAGTTATTATGTTGACGCTACCTGTAAATAAATTAGGATCACGACTGTTATACTTTACATCATTTGGTTTAATATCCATCATATGCTTATTATAATAAGGAGTGCGAAGGCAACTTTTAGGATAATAAGGTAAATTATCTGCAGCTACCGTTAAATCTTGATCATTCATCGTATATGCAGGAATTAATACAGAGTCAGGTATACTTGAAACACAACCCAAATTTAAACATGTATTTGTTAACTCATTTCTAAAATAGTTTTTTTTTATTATAGTTTTTTCTTTATCTTTTAACAAACCAATCTTAATTATTTGTAAATATTTAGAATATTTACTTGTCATTAATTCCATCCATCTATTTTGTTTTGAAAAAGCATCCAGAGAAGGAAATAATGTATATTCTCTTTCATTTCCATTATAATTATATAGATTTGGTATATATAAAATTACTTCATAATTTCCTTTAAACACATTTTCTTCTAATTTTTTTGCAAACATAGTATATATAGGCAACGGGATACTTAGTGATGATGGTCTAAGCATATTGTTTTTAATATTTTCTAATTCAATTCTAATAGTATTTTTAATATCTCTTTCATTTACACTTGACCATCTACGAGAATATATATTTTTATTTATATGTAAATTATCTTCATTATATTCTTTAAATGTCATAAATAAACATCTTGTCCATAATAAGAAATTTGTATTATTAGTTATATTTTCTAATAAAGATTTATTGCATTTTTCAAGGTCAAATTCATTTGTATTATCATTTTTACAATTCTTATTATTTATATATTTGAGCATTTTATATATATTAAATATATAAAATTAATATTAATATAATTTATAAAATAATTAAAATATGAATACTGATGATACTAATACTAACAAGGTTGATTATGAAATTGTAAAATTTATAGATATGTGTATATTTAATGGATCACATTATGATATAGCAAATGTATGCCATAAGATTTTAAAGGATAAGCATAAGTATACTAAAAATAATATATGGGAATATTTAATAACATATAAAAATGGAAATACTACTTGGGGAATTGATATTAAGAATCAACATATTACATATTCTATAAAAACTGAAGTTTGCTCTGCTTTTACTAAGCGTTCATTATACTGGTCAGAAATAAAAAACGATGACAAATATAAAGACACCGAACTACTTTCAAATAAATTACTGCATATCAGTTCAAAACTCAAAGATGATAAATATATATCTATATTAATTAAAGAGTGCAAACAATTTTTTATTATATGAAGAAAATTTATAATGTATCTAGCATTCACGACATATATAATATTATAAAAACCAATTATAACTTTAATATTAACGATTTTAAAATTATTAAAGCACAAACTTCCTTATTTGACAATTTTAAATCTGAATTATTATCATCAAATGGTAAATATTTAAATTATAAGTTTGCATATAAATATTTGCAAATGTGCAATAATTGTTATCATATAACATACAAAGATTTAAATATGTATGTTATAATGCGATGTAAAGTAACAAAAAAGATGAAAATACAGTTATTTAAAAATATGTATCGAGTATATCTAATTTCAAAAATATATGACATATCAAAAAATGGGAACTATATATTTAATTATTATATCATTATGAACCCGCAAAAAAGATATATGCCCACTAAAAAAAATGAATTAATAGATGTGAAAAATATAAATGGCGGATATACTTATACTGATGATAACAATATTTACATAATACGTAAGGAAGATTACAATAAGGTTATATTACATGAATTATTACATCACAATAATTTTATACATAATATGGACTGGAAGGAAGTAAATATTAAGCGATTAAAAGAACATTTTAATATACATAATACTATGCTTTTAATACCAAATGAAGCAATAGTGGAGACTTATGCATGTGTTTTAAATACAATATTTCATTCTATTGAAACTGGAACAAGTTTAAAAAAAAACTTCAAAAAAGACCAAGAATATTCAATAACTTTAGCAAAAAAAATATTAGATAAGCAAGATAGAAAAAAATGGATAGAAAAAACACATTCTTATTGTTATATTGTTTTTAAAACAATTTTATATGTTTATTTCAATAACTTTTTAAAAATTTATAAATATAATAATGATACAGAAATAACTGATTTTTTAATAAAATATTCACAACAAATATATAATAAGATTAATAAGATTAATAATAAAAAATATTCAAATAAATTAAAACAAACAATTTATTAAAAAGGTAAACATTTATATTTAAGAAAACTATATAATTTATTTAGTATAAGTAAATTGTAATGTCGATAGAAGATATTAACTATATGAAAGTGAATAGTATTAAACAAGCGTACACATTTATTATTGATAGTTCTGATAGAGATCGTAATGTCTACCCAAATCCAAATAATTATGTTATTGATTTTAGTACCCCTTTTAAGAATGTTATTGGAATGGAAATTATTGATGCAAGTATTCCGAGAGTGATGTATACAGTTGATGTAGATAATAATGAATTATATTATTATGTTGGAAGAGACATTAGCAGTACCAATATAGATGAAGATGAAATAGTAGTAAATGGGATGCAAATAGAGAATAACGCAAATTTAAAACAAAGTAGCAGTAATGCAATAATTGATATTGGAAGTAATTTATTAATAAACAAAAATGGATACGCTATACTTAATAATTCAATAAACATATATAATATATATAATAATGAACATAATATTGGAGGTAATTCAATTGGTTTAACTTTTAATACTATGATTAAACCAACTATAAATGAAATTAATAAAGAATACAGTATTATGAATTTTAGTTATAACCATACATATTTTAGTGATGAAATAAGTAATGCGAATAGATCTTATAATAATATTAAAATTGATATAAAAAAAACTAATACTATAGATAATATTACTTTAATTTTTACTATAGGAAAAGTACAAGAAAAAGTATCATTTACATATTCTGATAATACATACATAAATTTATTTTGGTCTATATCAGATAAAAAATGGTGTATTTATATAGATATAGAAAATCAACAAACAATAGTAGAACCAACTACACTTGAATTTTTTCCTTTAAATTTCAATATGTATAATGTATTTTATACAAATAAATACATAGGAAAAAGCGATTGGGGTGATAGTAATAATTTACGATTAAAACATTTTAAAATATATAATTCTTATATGACAAAAGATGATATTAAAAATGAAATAGATAATGAGTATGATCAACCTCTTAATAATTTGCCTATATGGTATGATATGAGTTTGGAAGAAAATAAAGAGGTTATTAACCGCGGATATTATAAAACAATCAATTATAAGGATATTTTTAAAAAAATAACTATAACACCTGGAGATTATAATTTTAACACATTTATTACTAAATATAATGATTTATTAATAAATAATGATATTGAATTTAAATTTAATGAAACTACTACACCACCATCATTATCAAACTTAATAGATATAATTTCTAATGCTCCTTTGATAATAGATATGAAAAGGTCTACACTTGCAGAAAATTTAGGTTTTGATTTATATCCAACAATAGATAATGATAATAGATATATTTACAAAAATATATCTAATCGTAGTGAATTAGATAAAATGTTTCAAAGTCGCGAACGTACTGTAAAAGATAAATATTATAATAATGAGTTACCTATAATTACTAATAATATAATTACTAATAAATATATAATAACATCACCAGGAATAGTATATTTTATTGGCAATAAATATATTATATTGAGATGTCCCGAGATTGAAGAACATTTATATCGATCATTATCATATTCTAAGTATTCGCTAGGACTTGCTAAATTTCGCGTAGATAGTGTAGGAATTAATAGTGAAAAATTAAGTATTACAAAAATACCTGTTCGCGAGTTTCATCCAATTGGCAAACTATCGCGAATAACTTTAAAATTTGAAACAAATAAAGGAATACTATATGACTTTAAGGGAATTAATCATAATATTATATTTGCAATATTTTATTATGAACCTATACAAAAAAATATTCCAACTAATTCAATATTAAACCCCTCATATAAAATGAATTATATTGACTATTTATATAAACAAGAAGAAATTGAAGGAGATTCATCTGATGGTGATAATGAAGAAGTTGAAGACTTTTCAAGAGATAATATCGATGATTACAAAATAAAAGAAAATTTATATAATGAAAGGGGAATTAAATTGCAACAGTTTAAACAATATTATAAAAATAATGAAGTAATAGATAACGAAGATAACGAAGACAATAGCGAAGATAATGAAGACAATAGCGAAGATAATGAAGACAATAGCGAAGATAATAATGATAATAATTATTAGATTGAAGTAGTCCCACTTTTAACTGTATCGCCTTTTGCAATTTCAGTTTTAACTGTCTCCACTTTAACAATCTCACTTTTAGTTCCTGAAACTACATCTGATTCCTTTTTAATATCTTCTTTTGCTGGTGATATTTTTTTTAATAAATCTATAAGCGATGTTAAATCAGTAACAGTTATTGTTTTATTTTCAATTTTTATTATTAATTCTGAAATTAACTTATTTTCTGAATCGGTTCCTTTATTTTCATACCCTTTCAATAAAGGAAGTATTTCACTTTTTAAATCTTTATTAACTTCAAAATTTTCAAATATTTGCATAGGAGGTTTTATATTGGAGTATGCGCACCCGTATAATAAAATTATAAAGATACTAACCGCGAATATTAAAGACATATATATAAATAAATTTTCATAATCTATAACTTTCATATTATATATTAATTCTGTTTAAAGATAAGATATTTATTTATCTTATTACTAATAAATTATTGTATATATATAGTATAGATAAATAAATAAATGACTGAACTTAATTTATTATATGGGGGTGATAATTTATTAAATGATAATAAGGCACCAGATAATAGGAAGGAAAGTGCATATTCATCAAAAATATCTAGTCAGCAAATACACCAATTAGCACTTAATAATGATAGCGGTGGTATGGAAGAAACACAAATGATCCCTCCTTCACAAAGTCAATCTATGCAAATAGCACAGCAACAACTTGCAATTCAAATGGCACAACAGCAAAACCAACAAATCGCACAGCAGAATATGCAACAACAAATGATGCAAACACCAAGTAATAGCGAGCAAACATATAAACGAAAAATTGAATATAATTTTCTTGATAAAATGAATCTTAAAAAATCAGAAGTTATAAAACTTGCACTATTTTCTTTAGTAATAGTTCTTGGTATATCTATAGATAGAATGTTAACATATTATGTATCAAAATATATAAATGATAATGTTTTAACAGATTTTCAAGAATTATTATTAAGATTAAGTTATCCAATAACTATATTTTTATTATTATGGATATTTAAGGCGATTTAGTGAATATTAGTTATTTTTATAATATATATATATAAGAAACTTATATATAATAAAATGGATTTGGAAATTTTTATAATTCCTTTGGTAATTATATTTTTATTTATATTAATAGTTTTGTGTATACTTAAATTAAATATATTCTTTAATAGTTATAATTTTTTATCAAAAAAAATAAATGCGGACAAAGTAACTTATATAGCAAATATAAGTTTTTATAAATTTTATTATAATAAAAAAGAAAGACTACAAGGTGTAATAATTGAGAGATTAATTATGGTATTTTTGCTTCTTCTAGCGATAATTGCATTAATAGGAATTATATTAAACAAGACTCTTAATTACGGAATTTTAAATTATTATTATGGTGATAAAGAAGAATATTCTTTTCTAAATAATTTTATTAATCTAATAATTATTCTATCTATAATATATTGCATTTCGCATTTGTATTGGTTCATAAATGAAAAAGAAGAGGATGATATGTTAGATAATAGTGAAAATATATTAAGAGAATTTATTAAAAATAATATTGATTATAAATATTTATATTATTATACTTCTAGGCGTAATGTTATTATTGGCGATGATGATAATAGCATACTTAATATGTATATTACAGAAAGTGAAAAGATGGGTACAATTAATCGTTTATTAAATGGAACAGAAAATCCAATATATTTATTTCAGTTATGTTTTACATATCATTTAATGAATGACCGAACAAACTCAAAATTTACATATATAACTAAAGATATCAAGAGAAGACTAAAAGAAATAAATGATATTGATATCAAAAAAAATGATGACGAACGTAAGGAAGAGATTAAAAAATCATTAAATGATATTGATATTATTGCGAATTATAACAATAGCAACGAGACTGCATTACCGCAATTGTATAAATTAATTAATGACTTTAAAAATGGTTTAAATGAAGATAATAAAAAAATATTAAAAACAAGTATTGAAAATATAACTGTTAATCTAATTGATAAAGAAAGTAATGATGACAAAGCGATAAAAATACTAGGAATATATGAAACTGCTAAAACATATTTTAGAAATCCTATTATATTTTTTAAGAAAATGCATGATAAATATTATATGTATTATTTGATTAGTATATTTATTACTAATATTATTATAATTTATGCAATTTTAATATTCATATATATATTTATTAGAT